TTGAAGAAGTTGTAACCACCAGCTTTGGCTTCTGCTTCGCGTTTGGCTGCTTGTTCTCGAAAATATTTCTGTTCTTGTTGAAAACTGGCTTTTCTTGTGATATCACTGTTTTGTTGATTGGTTTGTTGATTTATAGCAGTTAATTGTTGATTGTCAATAGCAGGTGCTGTTGGATCATTTACAGGTTTAAAAGTCAGATCACGTAAGGGTTGACCTGCTGTTTCTGGAGTGGTGCTTTTGACCCATTGACCCGGCTGTCCTGTTTGAAAATTACCTGGAACAAATCTGTAAACTGATCCATCTGGTCCTGTTCTATTGGCATAAGAAATGTTGGCTTCGCGTTGTTCTCTATAGTAATCTTCCATGGTATAGTTTTCACGAAACGGTTTGGTTTCGTCTCGCATACCAATGGCCACTTGCTGTTGATATTGCTTGTTTAGATCTGGAGGTGGTGGCAGGCTACTTTCAAATGCTTGGATACTCTTTGTGAGATCTCCTTGTTTTTGTTGTGCTTTTGCGGCCGCGGCATCTGCAGCTGCTTTGGTCTTTTGTGCCAAATCTAGTTCGCGTGCCTGTTGTTCGGCAACACGTGCCTGTTGTCCGGCCACAATGCCCGACTGACGATCTAATCCATATCTAAAATTGGCATCAATCGGCAGACCTTCGGCCCGCATGGTATCTTCAATTTGTTTGAGTTGCTCACTGGTTTTGGCAGTGCCAATCTGTTGATATAGAGCATTGCTTCTTGCCTGTTGTGCCTGTTGTGCGGCACGTGTGGCAGCAGCCTGTTCAGCGGTAGGAGTTGGTGTGGCTTGGGCATCTGCCGCGGCCTTGGCATCTGCCTTGGTCTTGGCCGCAGCGGCGTTGTCAGCTCGAATTTTATCGGCTGCGGCTTGGGCTGCGGCTTCATCGGCAACTTTCTTGTCTGCAGCGGCTTTTGCCTTGGCAGCGTTGTCAGCTCGAATTTTATCGGCGGCAGCCTCTGTGGCAGCTTTCTTGTCTGCGGCGGCTTTTTCTGCCACAGCACGGTCAGTGGCAGCCTTGGCAGCAGCCGCTTTATCTGCAATGGCCCGATCTTGAGCTGCTTTACTAGCCGCTTCTTGCGTGGCTCGAGTTCGATCGGCTGCGGCCTTTTCTGCTGCCGCACGATCTGCAGTTGTCTGCTTTTTCTTTTGATCTGCTGCAGCTTGAGCTTCGGCTTTTTGGACTGTGAATAATCGACTACCTAATGTGGCATCCGGAATGGGCGTGCCATTTTTTTTGGCTGCCGCACTGATAGCTGTTATTTCTGCTGAAGTTTTGGCCTGAGCCAGTTGTGCGGTGTAGTATGCAAGAGATTGTTTAGCCATAATGTTATTTATTGGTTCCTTATAACCAGGTGGGTTTAGCGGGCCAACTTACGTGGGTTGGGAAACCACTCTGTTCAGGCACAGACAACAGAGCCTGTCGGTATGTGATCAATTGATCCTGTTGTTCTGCAGTCAACGTGGCATACCAGATGGGATTCACACGATCTATTTCCGTCAACCTGCTGTCTCTGTGCTGTCTTGATTGACGAGCAGCCCGATCCAAATCCAATGTCCATTGGCCAGTGCTGTAATCAAACACATGTGGTGCTGAAGCAGTGCTGGGATCTGCAGGTTTTTTTACAGCTTGTCCTGCAACCACACGATAAGTGTTGTCATACACACCTTCAATATAACTTTGATCCGCAAGATTGGCTTGGATCTGCTGTGGATCCGCACTGTCTAACACACACTGTATTTCACCTGTGGCTGGGTCGTATATGGTATATTTCATCGTTTTAATGTTTGTATTAGAATGTTGCGATCTCTAAAGGTCAATGAACTGGCGGCACGTCCACTATCGTATCTGACCCTTAATCTATAGTTGTAGGTTGCAGGAGTAGGCACTGTGTCAGCAATGCCGTTGAAAATCACACTGAATCTTCCGTATTGCTCTGCACTGGTAATATTGTTAATTTCCAAATCTTGTGTGGCAATAAAAACATTGGCTCCGCCTGCAGCAGGAGTTCTATAAAGATCCGCTGTCAAAAACACATCAAAACTGCCTGCAAACACTGCTCCTAGGTCTATAATGACTTGACTGCCAAAAAACACAAAGTTGGGTTGATTTGACTCTGTGGTAGTAAATGCCAGAAACACATTGCTTACATAATCAGTTGTTCTTACAGGAGCACTAATGGTTTGAACAGTGCTACTGGTAACTCCAGAACCACTACTAATACTGAGTGGCACCACTGTGCCAGTTGTGACTGTGTTGGCATTTAATACACCACTGGTTATCAAACCAGCCACTTGAAGATTGCCGCCGATGTTGGCATTGGTGCCCACAGTGAGTTGATTGCCTATGCTGATGCTGTTACCAAATCTAGCATTGCCACTGGGACCATCCAACCAAAAACCTGCACTGGCATTGTTGTTCAATATGGCACCCGAACTGATCACTGTGTTGGCAGTGATGGCATTGGCTGCCAACTGTGTGGCTGTGATTGTGCCTGCGGCAATGATGTTGCCTTGTATGGTGTTGGCTGTAAAATTGTTTGTGGTAATAGTGCCTGCGGCTATGTTATTACCTGTAATTGTGTTGGCTGCAATTTGACTGGCAGTAATTGTGCCTGTGGCAATATTATTGGCTGTGATAGTGTTGGCTGCTATCTGTGCGGCTGTGATAGTTCCTGCGGCAATTTGCGTAGCTGTAATTGTGTTGGCTATCATGGCATTGCCAGCAATGGTGCCACGCACAATCACATTGCCCGATATCACCTGTCCTGAAACTGGAATCCAAATGCTGCCATTGTATTCATAAGCAGCCTGCGGTTGTCCTGCTCCGGCCGCCCAGGTAAAGCTGGCTGTGTCGCCTACTACTGGTGTTAATCCAGTTCCTATTGGTGCTGTAATATTGTCTCTGGACGCTTCAAACCAACCTGTCAGGGTAGCAGAACTGGCTGTGTTAGGGTCTGCTGTGGTTATCACACCGGCCATCACAACAGGACCACGTTCACCTGGTGTGCCGGCAGCTGTTGTGACCACATCCAGGTCAATGGCCACGTTGGCCACTGTGATCACATAGTTTGAGCTGGGTGGACTTGATGCCGCGGCCCATTGTATCTGTCTACCACCAATGGCACTGTAGTATAAAGTCCTGCTGGTGGCCAGATCAAACGGTGGATCAACTTCAAACCACTGATAACTGCTGGCATTGTTACTGGGGGTAGGACCAGAACTATTATACACGCCAAAGTAACTGTAATTGTTGCTGTTGACATCAAAACCAGCTGTGCCCACAGCATTGTTGCTGTAGCGTAGATTCACATACTGATACAGGTAAGCAAATGGTGTGGTATTGCCAGCCTGACTGATCACACCAGTGGTGGTGTTGGCCACCAACACATTGCCGGGTATGGTGATGTTGCCAGACACTGTTTGCGTGTCTAGATTGCTCAGCAGATAATTTACTGCCGGCAACAGTTGATCACTGTTGGTTACAGCAAATGTGCTCATTAGCGATCATCCTCAGTTTGTGTATATTGCCATGTGGTGGCGCTACACAACCACACTGAGTTGTTGCTGGTGTTGTTGATACGTATGGTATTGACTCGAAAAGCCTGTTGATCTATCTGTGTCCAGGGATATGCAGTGTTGGCCTGTATCGTCACAGGTGGTTTGAACGTGGGTGCTTGACCCACACTGTTGCTGCCACCAATGGTGATGGTTATGTTGCCAGTGCTGTCAGCAACCTGTAGATTGTCTGAATCTAAATTGACCACTTCGGGCAAGATTCTGTGCACCAACAACTTGCCAGAATAATCTTTCAGCAGTTGTATGTTGTTGCGTTGGAATTCACTCTCAATGGGTGTGTTGCTGATAAAGGTGTAACCTTGATCTTTCTGCACTAAAGCAGTGTTGGCCACACCACGACTGTATACTATGGTTCTGCTGGCCTGATCATATCCTTCAGAACTGTCTGGCAATAGGCCATACACCGGTGCTTCACAGGCCATGCTGGCATTGCTGACGTCTCGGGGCGGATTCCATACCTTCAACAGATAGTTGTAACTGATCATTTGATTGCACCAGCCAGTTGATGTCAAGTCAGGATAGTAAATTTCTATTTGGCTTTTCTTGGTGTTGTTTTCTACAAACACGCGATCTGAATAATCAATGTTGAGATTGGCAAAGAAATAGTTGCGTATGCGCTGTGTGCCTAGGCCCTGAAAGTCACTGCCGTCAAACACCCAGATATCTCTGGCATCTACACCATACACTGTGTGATCAGCATTGGCCCAGCAGTTTCTGTTGAGTAGACCACGTCCTTGATTGAACAGGCGCACACCCAGCACCGGTGCTGAAGTGTTTTGGAAATTGATTGGACTGAACACCACTGTGTCCCAGTAACTGCACACATAAAAGTTGCCGTTGCTGGCAAAACCATCAATCACAGGACCACGCACTGGCACTTCCAATTCGTTGGCTATGTTTTGTGCTGTGGGTGCCCAGGTTAGCGGTCCATCATTGAGACCAAATGCCTGACTCCAACGCACTGTGGTGGGAAAATTTTCAACCACACTGGTTGTTCCATCAACTGCACGCAGGTCTCCAGCAATCAGGATACTTCCCACATTGGGTGTGTTATACATGCGCATGAAACCTGCAGTGAGGCTGGACCAAGAAGGATTGTAGTTCCACACATACTCAGCGGCCAAAGGATCATCGCTGTAGGGAAAAAACTCACTGGCACTGGCAGTCAAAAACATAGGTGGATGTAGGCCATCATTGATAAACAGGGTAGTGCCATTCCAACATTCTGTGATGTTGGTGTCTAGGGTGTAACCGCTCAAAGGTGTAAGGTTGGGAGTCACTTCGGTCCAGGCACCAGTGCCGTTGTTGGCCCACCAGCGTCCTGCACTGGTGCCCACCACAAACCACCACACATTGTTGGCTCTGTAGCCACCGGTCACATAGATTGGCGTGCCGGGTATGGTGTCCAGGATCGTTTCATCACCTGCGGCACTGCGCAGACCTCTGATGTCAGTTTCCACATTGCGACCCGAATTGTATTCGTTGGGTCCCAGCGCACTTGACGGCACGTCAGGATGGAACGTCATGTTGCTAAAAGGTATTTTTACTTCATCAAATTTCTGAGCCATGTTGTTCCTTAGAATGCTGATAATGCCACACGTTTCCAACTGTCGGTAGCAGTGCAAACATAGATATAGTTGGCATCCCAGGCAATGTCTCCTGCTACACCAGGGGCAGAATTAGCTTTGGTTTGTAGACCGCCATTGAACGGTAAACTGCCCGTGGATGATATTTTAGCAGTTGCGGACAGACTGCCAAGTGTGACACTGCTACCAGTCACAGTCATACTGCCAATAGTGATGGTTGTTGGACTTCCGCCGTTCAAGGCCGACATGTTGATACTGCCAGTGGGTGTCAGATTTATTTGAGCGTTGTTAGCACCTTGACTATTTTGGATAACAACAGAATTGGCAGTGACACCATAAGTTGTGGTTGGATTAACAGTGCCATTGTAGACCCAAACAAGATTGCCGCCCACTGTGCTGTTGGCATAGGTGTTGACACTGCCAAATCCTACTGGTGCTGTAATTGCACTACCTCCTGTGGCTGTGACTGTGACAGCACCTGTGGCAGCATTGATACTGATACCTGTGCCTGCTACAATGCTGGTCACAATGCCGGAAAGTTGGCTGCCGTTGCCTTGTATGGTAGATCCAATCACAGCACCTGTGGCCGAAACTGATCCGCCTGTGCGTAAATTGCCGCCTGTGATGTTGCCTGAACTGGTCAAACTTGTGAGTGTGCCCACACTGGTAATGTTGGGTTGTGCGGCTGTGGTCACTGTGCCAGCTGTGGTTGCTGATCCTGCTGTGGTAGCTGAACCTGCTGTGGTTGCTGTAGTGGCAGTTGTGGCAGTTGTTGCTGAGGTGGCAGTTGTTGCTGTGACTGCTGTGTTGGCAGCGGCCACAACACCTGTGACATTGGCACCAGTGATCGAGCTAAGAGCGGCACCATTGCCTGTGAATCTGGTGCCCACAATGTTGCCGGCTGTGATATTGCCAGTGGTTGATATCACGTTGGCGCCAAATGAGGCCAAAAATGTGGCCACGTTGGCATTGTTGTAAGTGGTTGACACAGTGATACCTGTCAAGGCCGATCCATTGCCTTGGAAAAAACCTGCTGTGATATTGCCTGTGGTTGACACTGTGTTGCTGCCAAATCCGGCCAGCAAGGTGACCACGTTGGCATTGCCGTAATTGGCTGGTAAGCCAGTGATCTGACTGCCATTGCCCAGTAAAAATGCACCGGTAACATTGCCTGTGGTTGAAATGGCACCTGTAGAACCCACATTGCCAGTCAAGGCCACATCACCTGTCACTGTCAAAGTGCCACCTATGGTTAAGCTGCTAAAAGTGCCTACACTGGTTATGTTGCCCTGGGCATTGGCAGTGACTGTGCCAGCTGTTGCAGCAGAATTGGCTGTGCCAGCTGTGCTGGCAAAAGTGGCTGTGTTGGCTGTGCCAGCTGTGGCAGCCGTATTGGCCAGATTGGCCTGTGCTACACTACCAGTCACGTTGGCTCCAGCAATGTTGCTGAGTTGACTGCCATTGCCGGCAAAGACGCCTGTGACCTGTATGTTGCCAGCCACAATGTTGCCTGTGGTGCTGTTGGCAAAAGCCTGCAATTGTGCTGCGGTCACAGTATAATTGGTGTTGCTGTCTACCACAGGCACTATGGTGCTGGGGGTAATAGTTGTTAAATTGGGCAGTTGACTAAACTTGATATTGCTCATTATTGTTCCTCGATAAAGTTCTGATCTGTTTGCGACACTAAAAAGTCATCGTCTTCTGTAATAAAAAACACTGCAAATGCCGGCACATTGCCGATCACAATGGATCCACCTATGAGAATGTTTCCACCTATTTCGATCATGATGGATTGTCCGCAGTTATCAAGATCCACTCTTGACCATTAAAAATTATATATTCGCCTGCTAATACATTATAAGGAATAGGCAACACTGTGGTGTATTCACAGGTGGGATCATCTCCAAATTGGTCTGTGTCACCCCAGAACTGTCTTGCTTTACCTACATCAGTGTCAGCAATAAGATAACGATAATACCACGTAGTATCACTCATATGTGTTCCTTAAGGTCCTGAAAAAAAGCCAGGACTGCTGTTGACAGTATTTAACAGGGGTGGATTGAGATTGCCAGTTCCGTTGATCTGCAACACGCGAATTGAAGCATTGGCCGCTGTGGTGTCTTGCAAGGCATAAATTCTATCATTGCTGGACACACACATGGTCCAGGATCCTGTGGTAGCATTGCCATAGGTGTTGGCTGCCACAGTGTTGGCCGCAGGATTATACACGTTCCAGTTGGCAGTGTTGTTAAATGGCGCAGAATACACACGGCCATCACTGCCCAAAGCCGGTCCAATGGTTCTATAAGTGCCTGTGCCAATGCTGCTGGTAGTATTGGCTGTGGGATCTATCAGCACAACACCTATACCGGTATTGTGACCAAATCCAACCAAATTGCCGTTGCCCACTTGACTGATACCTTGGAATGAGTTGTTAGGCCAGTTACTGCCACGTCCCATTTGACTGGTATTGCCAGTGGCACTGGGTCCACTGGTGTCTATCACATAAAAAGTTCCTGCGTTGTAAGGTGCCACATAGATCTTGCCATTTTTTGCACTTCTAACAGCACCCAATCGTCCAACAGCACTGTTGACCCAAGTGTTGCCTAAAGTAGTGGTTGATGCTGTGTTGGCCACCGGATCAATTACCAAAATATTGCCTGTGGTTGCACCGGTGCAATAGATCTTGTTGTCCAAGCCCAAGGTTGCTGACCAATATTGATCTGCGCCCGAGAATGTGAGTCCCCAGGTCTGTGTTTGGCTGGTCTGTGTTGCAGGATCAATGATCAGGACTGTGTTGGTAGAATAGGGTGGATAATAAATCTTGCCGTTGGTTGGAGCAAAGCATCCAGCTTGATATTTGGTAACACTGCCACTCAGCCCTGACACACCAAAACTTGGAAAACTCACTGTGTTGGTCAGTGTGTTGATCACCATGATGTTGCCGGTGGCGTTGAATGGAGCACCATACAGGTTGCCGTTGGGATGTGCCACGGCTGTTCTGTAAGCGGTAGTGCCTGTGCAGGCCGAATTTTGTCCCATTGAAATGGTGCTTTGTGTCACATTGTTGCCAACACCGGTGTTGGCCCAGGTGCTGACAAAACTCAATACCTCAGTGGGAGTAATGCTCCAACTGGGCTGCGTGATCTGATTGAGGCCTTGATTGGCTGCAAACATCAAGCATATCCTTTGGTCAAACTGGCCCAGTAAGTGGTGCCATCATAGAATATGCTGATGATGTCTTGTGAGTTGGCAAAGGTGCTGAGTGTTCTGCTGTTGCCGGCAAATTTCATTGTGCTGGTCATCAATCTATTGCCTGTGGCATCCTGAGTCAAGATGATGGTCAAATTTTCTCCTGCGTCCATGTTGGTCACTGTGTTGAATGTGATATTGCCGGTCAAGGTTGCACTCTGTATTGATCCCAGACTGAGATTAGCATTGGCTGCCAAGTTGCCAGATGTGTTGCCTATGGCATATATGCCCTGCTGATACACATTGGCTGTGACAGTGTTAACATTACTGATATTGAAACCTGAGCCATTGATATTGGCTGTCAAATTGCCTGAAAATAATCCAGTGGCACCTGTGGGACCCGTTGCACCTGTGGGACCAGTGGCACCTACAGGACCAGTGGCACCTGGAGTTCCTACAACTCCTGTCAATGCACTGCCATTACCAAAGTAATAAGCAGCTGTCACATTGCCAGCGGCCGTGATATTGCCATTCATCATGTCTATGATATTGGCACCAAATGCTGGGTCATCTATAACCAGACTGAATGTGGCCACACCAGGTGTGTTGAGACTGCCAATGTCTGGTTGATAACTGAGCCCACCCGTTCCTAATCCTGGACCGTCGATCTGTAAGGCCTGGCTGTTAACATTGCTCACAAACACAGGATATTGTAGTGTGCTGGTATTGGCCGCAGTGTTGGCTATGTTGATATTGCCAAAAAATGTATTGGCTGTGACATTGCCTGTGGTGCTGATTGAATTTGATCCAAAT